TAGCAGATACAGTTAACTTCCTTAACATGGTTGAAAACCAAACAGTTGTTAGTTTACAAGACTTAGCAGCAGCAATTCCACGTGTTGCACCAGTTATTAGAGGTTTAGGTGGAGACGTTAAAGATATGTCAGTATTTCTTGCCGCAATGCAAGAAGGTGGAGTGTCAGCAGAACAAGGTGCTAACGCATTAAAGTCAGGTCTTGGCTCTTTAATTAACCCAACAAAACAAGCAAAAGAAATGCTTGCTGGATTTAATATTAATTTAGATGCAATAATTCAAAAGAATCGTGGCGACCTAATGGGTACAGTCATGGACTTTGCTAATGCACTTAAAACATTAGATGAATTTTCAAGACAACAGGCATTAGAGCAAGTATTTGGTAAGTTCCAGTACGCTCGTCTTGGTGCACTATTTGAAAATATTGTAAGAGATGGATCACAAGCAAGTCAAGTAATGGAGACTATGGGATATAGTTCAGAACAACTTAGACAAACTGCCGAAAAAGAGTTATCTGTTATTGAGCAATCTTTTGGAGTTCAATTAACAGCGGCTATTGAAAAAATGAAATTAGCACTTGCTCCTATTGGAAAGATGTTTGTTGAAATGGCTATTCCAATTGTTAACTTTTTAACTAGAATAATAGAAGGGTTTAATAATTTACCTGATTTTTCAAAGAAATTTATAGCATTTGCAACTATTATTACTGGTCTATTAATTCCTGCTGGAACAATGTTTTTTGGTTTATTAATGAACTTAAGTGGTACTCTTGCTAAATTATTACAATCTATTGGCATATTCACTAAAGGAATGATGAAGGGTGGAGTATTAGGTGGAATTCAAGCAGTAACCCAATCAATGAAGTATATGTCACTAGAAGAAATTGACGCTTCTATTGCAGCAAAACAGTTAGGTAATGCAACAATGTCTGCAAACGATGCTTTCCGTTCACAAGTTGCAGCAGCAGAAGGTGCTAGAGTTGCAGTTAAAAATCTAGGTGATACATATCAATACTTAATAGCAAGAATGGCTGAGGCTGCATCATTATCTAAATTTACATTTGCAGCACCTGGTGCAGCATTAACAACAGCACAAGCAAGATCTAGAAATATTAAAGGTGGATTCCCAAGAGGATTTGCTACTGGTGGAACAGTCCCAGGAACTGGAAATAAAGATACAGTTCCAGCGATGCTAACACCAGGAGAATTTGTAGTTACAAAAGAAGCAACAAAGAGCATTGGAACAAAGTTTTTAGAAAGATTAAATATGGGTGGAGTTGCTGGATATGAAACTGCTGGAGATGTAATAGAAAATAAAAAGAATCTAGAAATATTAAGAGAAGAAGAAAAAGCAAGAAGAGGTTTTTCATTAAATAGAGATCCACTTACTCAAGCACAAAGCAAATTATTTGGCCCACCTCTAGAATTAACTCATTTAAGTTCTGATGTTTACGAAAAACCAACATATTTAACTCCTGGACAAAAAGAAATATTTAATAAAATGGGAAATATTGCTAAACAACAAAAAGGTTTTACAGCATTCTTGCCAAAACAAATAAATCAGGCTTTAAGAAATGGACGTGGAAAAGGTGTAAAAGCATCTGACTTATTAAGATTTTTACAAGAAACCCCAGCAGGTCAAACATTTGAACCACTAGATAAAGTTTTACAAGCAACTGGCCAACCTAATGGATCAGATAGAGTTCAAGCAGAATTTGTTAAAAAATTAGAAAGAATGGTAAAAAGTGGAAGAGGAGACGCATTACTATTTGATAGACATATTGGACCAATGTACGAAAGAACAGTTAAAAAGTTTTATCCAAGAGCATACTCTTTGTTGAATAATCCAATGCAATGGAGGGCAGAAAATGAGCCAATAAAACAAAAACTTGGAATAGCAAAACCTAGTGATATTGTAGATCCTAAAGTAATATCTAATCTTAGAAGTAAAGGATATGTTGTTTTAAATAAGGGAGTTCCATTACAAGGTGATATTACAGCAGATCAAAAGAAATCTTTTATTAAAAATCTACCAAAAGGAAATGTTGGTGTATTTAGAAATAGTAGTGGAAAATTAAGTTTTATAGGAAGAAGTGGAAGTATAATTGGATCAACATATACTGGTGGAAAAAATATTCCAGCAGCACTATCAAAATTAAGAAAGTTTTTGGTTACAAAAAATGATGGTGGAGATATAGGTGGAAATGGAACTCAGCCAGCACTATTAACACCTGGTGAATTTGTTATAAATAAAAAAGCAGCCGCTGCTAATAGACCATTCCTTGATGCATTAAATGCTGGTCAAGTTAAAAAGTTTGCTGAGGGAACACCAGGACGAACAGTAAATCAAAGATATAAAGATATTTATGGAAAGTCTGTTGGAAAAGCAAGAATGGGTGCTATCATGCCAAAGGTTGGTGGAGCAGCAAGTGCTGCAGCATTCCCAGGAATGATTATAGGACCAATGCTACAGCAAAGTTCAAATCAAGCAGCAAGTGCACTTGGCTCAGTAGTAACTGGAGCATCAATTGCAGCAACAGCATTTTCAGTAATTGGTCCAGTTCTAAAAGCAGTAGCACCAAAACTTGTAATGTTTAGTGGTGCAATTGGTGGAACTCTTGTTGGGGTAGCAGCACTTGGATTAGTAACATATAAAGTTATTGATCAAATGAAAAAGATGAGAGATTCTGGAGCAGCATTAACAAGAGCAATGTATGGATCAGCAGATACTGTTGATAAAATGGCTCAAGCATTTGGAAGACAATCTTCAAGTCAAATATTAACTTCAACTCGTGCACAAGCCGCTGGTGGAGCAGTTTCAGCACAAGCACAAGCAACAGCAGATCAATTTATGCAAACAGATGTTGCAAAACAAATGATGGTTGATATAGAAAAAGTTAAGGCTGCTGGTGGAGACGCAGCACTTGCAGTTAGAAATCAATTAGCAAGAAGCATAATGGCTGGAGTTATTACACCAGAGGAAGCAAGAGGGGTAGCAATAAGTTTAGGAAATGCTCTTAATGATCAAAACTTAGCAATAAATGTATCTGGACAACTAAAGAATTTAGTAGGACCTAATGGTGAACTAATTCAAAATAATCAAATGCAAATATATGCTGATATATTACCTAGATTTAATCAAGCCGAAATTCAAAAAACTGCTGAACAATTATATGCACAAAATACTGGTGGATTCTTTGGAACAATAGGCTCATTCTTTGATAATAAAGAATTAGAAGTTCAAAAAATTGCAATCAATGATATTGCAGAAAGAACAGCACAAGCAGCCGCTATGCAAAAAGAAGCAGTAGATGCTGTAACAGTTGCATATGAAACTGGAACAATTAAGGTTGATGAATATAAGAGAAAAATAGGCGAACTAGAAGGTATAACATCTAAAGCAGCAAACTCTGGACTAGCAGCAATTGCAGATCAACTAGGAGTTACAGTTGCAGAATTAGATAAAATTAAAAAACAAAAACTTATAGTTGGTGGAAAAGCAGGAGCAAGAGCAACACCTACTGATCAAGCACAACAAATAATTAATGCTACAGGAAAAATGGAAAAGGCAGCACAAGACGCTTTGACTAATGCTTCAGTAGATAAAAAAGTTAGTGATCAAATTATAAAAGGATTACAAGACGAAAATATACAAACACAGTTTGAAATACTTGGGGCAATTGCTGGTGGAGCGGTTACAGAAGAAGTAAAGGCAAAAATTAAAGAACTTACTGGACAAGATCTTGGTGGGGCCTTTAAAGTAACAGCACCTAATGTTATGGGATCTAAAATTGATTTAGCAGCACAAAGTGGAGTAGGTGGAGATATTCCTATAGATACTGGAGAAAAATCAAAGATTCAACTATTAGAAGAATCAATTGCACAAACAAAAGAATATTCAAGAGCCATAGATATTTTAATTAAAAGAGGTTTATCTCCAGAAGCCGCTGCTAATCTAGATGCTGCTACAGCAATTGAGTTAGTAAAGGCTGGTAGATATAAACTAATAAAATCAATTAATGACCAAGCAATTGCTCAAAGGGTACTTAATAATATTCTTAAGAGTAAAGAAGAAAGAAGAATAGATGTATTACAAGCAGAAACAGATGCAATAGATTCTAATATAGATAGCATTAATGAACAAATAGATGCTATTAAGAGACTAGACACTGCTGATCAAAGACAAAATACATTAAGACAAAATGCATTAGATCAATTATCTAAAAAAGAAGATGCTGTTAATAAATCTTATGATACAAGAATAAATGCATTAAATAAAGTAAAAGAAGCAAATGCACAATTAGCACAGCAAGAAAGAAGTAGAATTGACCTTGCTAGTGCATTAACAAGTGGAGACATCTCTGCTGCTGCTGGTATTGCAACAACAATGACACAAGAATTTGCAGCATCACAAATAGATAATGCTCAATCAGAATTAGAATTACAAAGACAAAGAGAAATAGAAGCATTAACTGTTTCAGTAAATGGTCAACTATTAACAAGAAAACAAATACAAGATCAAATTGATGTCGCAAATCAAAGAATGTTTGAAAGAGATGTAGCAACATGGCCTCTACAAACTCAAATTACAAACCTAGAAGAAAGAAAACAGGGCATAGTTAAAGAGATTGATAGAGTTCAAAATCAAATTAGAGCAAAACAATTAGAGGAAGAAAAAAGATCAAAGAACTTAGTTGGATACTACAAACAAATGGCTTGGTGGGCAAATCAAAGAGTAAGAGGAACATATAATCAACCACCTGCAGAACAGGCAACAGGAGGAACTGTACAAGGTAAAGCATTTGGTGGACTTTTAAGATATACATCAAACGAACCAGCACCAGGAATGGCTATGGGTGGAAAGATGAGAAGATATGCTGTTGGAAATATTGTTCCAGGACTTGGAAATACAGATAAGGTTCCAGCATTGTTAACACCAGGAGAATTTGTTGTTAGAAAATCAGTTGCTTCAGAAAACATGGATTTATTAAAAGCACTAAATGGCGATGTATTCCCATCTATAAAAGGAACTGGATCCTCAGTAGAGTTAGGATCTATGCCATCTCAAACTCCAACAATAAACAATACCCCAGTGTATACTTATAATGTAAACGTAAATGTTCCAAATACAGATGCATCACCAGACGAAATTGCAAATGTTGTAATTGGAAAACTTAAAAGAGTTTCAGAAACAAACTTAAGGAGTAACAGATTATAATGGTTAGTTCAACCTATATTCAAAATAGATTTGCTTATGCACGACCACAGGCAATAGCATGGGCAGACTCATATACAGTTAGCAATGGCCTCTTTATTCCAGAAGGTACTACTGAAGGTGAAGACTTTATAATTTTATCTGATCATAATAGAAGCGATATTAGTTTTTCAAAACAAAGATTAGAAAATAAACAAAGAATGGTATCTGGAACAATGCGTTCATATCACATTGCAGATAAAACAAATGTATCTTGGTCATGGGACATGCTTCCATCTAGAGCATTTAGTGGAGATCCAGGATTTAACTCAAATGGTATACAAACATACTCAACAGATGAATATACAGCAGATGGTGGTGCTGGTGGCGTAGATGTAGTTAAGTGGTATGAAAATCATCAAGGATCATTCTTTATGTTTTTAGCATATGATAGATATGATAAATTTGACACCCTGCCATACTCACACTTACAACAGTATAACGATGTACTAGAAGTGTATTTTGCTGACTTTGATTTTGCTGTAGTTAAAAGAGGTTCTACTACGCATGATTTTTGGAACATAACGGTATCAGTTGAGGAAGTATAATGTTTAATGATGAACAGTTATTAGATCATCTTCAAACTGTAAATACTTTGAAAGTTGAATCGTTAGTAACAGCAGAGTGGAATTTAAATGATTTACAATCTATAGCAAATTATGGAAACTATAGATATAGACCAAATGATCCTGCAGTTCCAATATACAATGCACTAGCAGCATCATATGATGTTAATGACGAAGGAAACTTTTATGTTGACGCATTAGAGTCAACTACAATATCTCAGTATGCAGTTGAAAATGATGATGCCTCTTTACTATTTACAAATGCAGAGGTAGACAGAAGTTTATATTTTTCACTAAAGGAATGTTTTCAACCATTTAGACCTAGATCAGGTATTAACAAAGCATTATTTTTTGATAATAAATATATAGATAATATTACATCTGCTAAAAGACCTAGATATTACTTAGCATCTAGATATGATAAATTTAAATACTGGAATTCATATAGAAGAGAGTTATACGAAGTTTCTGCTAGCCCAACAGTAACTGGAAGTGGGCTTCCAACATTTATTGAATTAATGAATAACTCAACTGTTCAAGACAAGAAGGGTGTAGTTAAATATACAGTTAGTCCAAGTGCTACTTATATAAGTAAAGAAAGAGGTATTTCAAATAGAGTTGCAACAAACAATATAGGTTATGAAATAGATGATGCTGTACCATTTGTTGTATATGAAAATAATTTTGCAATTAATAGAATAGTTGTAAAAATGCAAACTAATTTAGCAGAAACATCAAAAGGAACTATAAGAAATAGATTAGACGACATTACGTTAGACGATCCACTTGGTGATATTAATAAGTCAAGCATACCTAAAAGATGGTCAGTACAGTATTTGGATGAAAATAACAATTGGGTTACTGCAACAAGTTTTAATGAAAATAGTACAAGAAGAGACGGTACTAATATAGTTAAATATGATGGATATGTTGAACTATACTATGGAATCTTAATACCTGAAGAATATAAGACTAATTTTAATTTAGTACAAAATTTAAGTTCTAGTGCCATTTTAGTTAATGGATTACTTCCTGGTGAAGCATATTTGGTAGGTGCTACAGAAACAGACCCAGGAGACCTTTATATATGGAATGGAACTGAATGGGATATTTCAGTGCCAGAGTATGGATTTTCTTTACTAGAAGATGATGACACTAAGCGTATAGGGATGGTTAGAACTTTAGTAGATCCAGAATATTTTGAGGTTGACGGTATTAGAACATACAGAGAGGTAAAGTTTATTAAAGGGCTAAGAATAGTAGTAGAAAGTATGTATGGACCAGAAACTACCTTTGACTTAATAGAACTATCTCCTAGACTAAAAGCAGATATATCAAACTATGTTGTTACCTTTGAAACAAATAGATCAATAGCAAAATCAAATACTGGTTTACCAGTAGGTGGGTTAGTTGCATCTAACGGTCAAATAACTTTAATGAACTATGATGAAGCATTTAGCGAAAATAATGATAGCAGTTTAATAAAAGGTTTACTAAAGCCAAATGTTAAATTTGATTTCTACGAAGCAATTCTTAACGTTGATGGGTTTGATAAATTTATACCTATAAAAACATTATACTCAGAAGAATTTCCAGTGGTAGTAGGTGGATTATTTGATGTTACAGTTCCATTAAGAGATAACTATTTTAGATTTGAAACAGCAACAGCACCATCTATTTTGCTAAATAATACAACTTTGACAAAAGCAGTAGCAGTTTTATTAGACAGCATTGGATTTAGCAACTATATATTTAGAAATATAACAACAAAAAATGATCCAGTTGTTCCATTCTTTTTTATAGAGCCAGACGCATCTGTTGCAGATGTTCTTGAAAGACTAGCAATATCAACACAAACAGCAATGTTTTTTGATGAAAATAATGATTTTGTAGTTATGACAAAAGACTACCTACTTCCAGATACAGCAGATAGATCTACTGATTATGTCTTGTACGGACAAAGAACAGCATTATCATCTGGATCTGTTTTGCCTAATATAATTGAGGTTTCTGGTGTAGAAACAAGAATTCTTAATAATGGAAAAATTAACTATGTAACAAGATATATACAGAGATCACCTGCTTCATTATCACAAGCAACTAAAATAGATGAAGATAGAACTTATATATATAAGCCAGTGCTTCTTTGGGAAGTTGGAAATGATATTGCAACTAAAACCATTAACGAACAGTCTAAGAGTACTGGATTCTCACTTGGTGCAGTAGCACTTAATACAACACTCGATAATCAACCACCAAGGGTAGAAAACAATACAGTGGTTAATAATATAATTGATTTAGGAGAAAATGTATACTGGTTGCCAAGATTTCAGGGATATCTATACTCTAGTGGCGAAATAATTAGATACGATGCTGTTGAATATATAATTCCAGGACAGGGAACATTTTGGATAACTAACAACCAAGAGTATCAAAAATATTTTGCTAATCTTCCATTTAATGGAAAAATGTATCCTACAGGAAATATTAGAATATATGCTGAACCTTACTATATTAACTTAACTTCTGCAAGTGTTGCTGGACTTGATCCAGGAGTAACCTATAAAAATGGAGAAGTAAAGTCACATGGTAGAGGACAATTTGGAACAGATGTAGTTACTCATACATCTGGAATTTCTCCATACTGGACAAGTAACGACAATGTTCGTGGTTTAAAAATGAATTCTAGTTTTATATTTAGTACTACACCTACAAACAAAATTTCATTTCCACCAAAATCTGCTAGTGCTACACTATTCTCTGGAATAGGTATAGATAATAGTACAGCCCTTTCATCTTCAAGATCTAGCATTATTGCAAATTTTATGCGTCAATCAATACCTTCTGATGATGTATTAAAAAACTATAAAACAACAACAGCAGGAACAATTCAATCTTCTGCATTAGTATTTACTGGACCAAGTCCAATGCCAACGGCAATTGATAAAAGAGATTTTGTTACCTATGTTACAAAAACTTTAGATTTAGACTATAAGCATTTTGGTACTAGAATGAGAATTATTGGAAAATCAAAATATGGAGATAAAATATTAACACCACAAAACCCTACTGACTACTATAGCGTACAACCATTAACACCAAATGATACACCAAAAATTGAGGGTGGTTCTGGAGGAATATCAGTACTATTAAACTCAAATACTGGTTGTGGATACTACTTTGAAATTGTTTCACTAACTGGGGACAACCTAGAAAGATATACAACAGCAGATCCAGATACTGGAGAAACTACTTCAGTGCTTCATAATGTTATATTCTATAAAGTTCAACCTGGAGTAGTAAGTGGTGAAACAGTAGCAGTTCCATATAAATTATGGGGCGGTATTGCAAAGATATTAGTAGACGAGGGTAGATTTGTAGGAAATGATAGAATTGTAAATCAAGATAATCCAACTGTATATGACCTATCAGTAGAGTATGAAGATATAGGAACTAGTATTAGAAGATTTTATTTATATCTTAATAACAAGTTAATTAGTGTCGTAGACGACCCTAGTCCACTTCCAAAGTTTAATGATATGGCACTCTTTGTAAGAGGTTCTGCAAAATGTATGTTTGATAATATATATGCACTTAAAAACCTACAAAGCAAAGAAAGCAGTGTTACTGTAGTAAATAGTACAAGCAAGCCATTTTCAAATAGAGAGATTTCATCATCTGAAGCACTTAGAACATATGCTATGTCTGGAATAGTGCAGTCAACATACCTTTCTGGACTAAACCCAAGTAGTGGTCCAAAGTACTCCATATACTTTGACGAGTTTGGAACTATATTTAGAGAATGTGCTTATTTTAATATTAAGTATGATAAAGCATATCCAGCATTTTTAGCCTTTTTAGCACCAACATTTAATAGCGAAAAAACTTATACCGCTTCAGGATTTAGAGCAGGCTCATATGGTGCAGAATTTTTGATATTTAATAATACAGATAAGGCAATAGTTTTAGATGAAACATCAGGAAGTTATTTAAGAATTATTGGTGTTACATTTACACAAAATACCTCTGGTGTATTAACAGTAGATGATTTTTACAAAGACTTATCAAACTTTAGTGATCCAGTCGTAGTTAATGGTACAATTGTTTCTCCTCAAACATCAGATAAAATATATCAAGATGTTAAACTTAGCAGATCAAAGTATGGGGATAGGTCATTTACTCTAGAATCTCCATATATCCAAAGTTATGATCAAGCACGCGATATAATGGAATGGATGACTAAAAAAACAATAAGACCTAGAAAGAATATATATGTTGAAACATTTGGAACACCACATATTCAACTTGGTGACCTGTTGACAATTAACTATAGGTTCCCAGAACAAAATGATAAAGCAGGAACATTATTCGTTGAACCAGATAAAAAGTTTGTTGTAACAGAAATATTCTATTCTAGATCAGCATCAGGAATTAGAAATAGACTAAGGATGGTTGAAGCATAATGGCAAAACCACCAGAAGCAAGAGGTGGGGGAAAGGCATCACCATCTAGTTCTCCAAAAGTACAAGAATTAGCAAAGGCTGTTAAAAAGGCAAATACTGGAGTTCAGGGTACTAAAAAACCAGGTACATCATCAAACAATTTATTTGCTTACTCATATACAAAACCATTTTATAACAATAATAAAAAAGGAATTGAAAAAAAGAAGCCTAAAGGTAGAAGGGGAACGACCGATGTAGTACTACCACCAGATCCAGGCCCAGATTTAGATTTTAGTTTTTCATCAGATGTTTCTATAGAGTCATCACCAGTTGCTGTTCCAGAAAGAGATGTTATTAATTTAGCAACAGAGGACTTAGACTCTAAAGTCATTGAAAATCTACTATTTGAAAATATAGGTGCTAATGAGTTAGTAAAGTTTGTCAGACACGACACGGTAGAGGGTAATAATGCATCCTATAATATAATATCTAACCTTACTGATATAAGAAGAAAATTCAACCCTACTGATTTAATATCTGTTCAAATACCTGATTCTCCCTTTGTAAGTAATTCTATTAATTTAAGTAATAAAATACCAACACAACAAGATTTAGATTTATTGGGTATAGATAATTATGTTTATATAGATGATAATGGAAACCTAATAATTGAGGTAGTAAATATGAGGGATAGAGAAGTAGTAGAGGTACAAATCGACACTAATGGTACAATATACGAGGTGAACTAATTTGATTACAATAAACGGAAAAGAAATCATTGCTAAGTATCTTTTAGATCAAGCACCAGCATTTGCAACTCATATTGCTGCTGGATGTGGTACAAAACCTGTTTTAACAGGCGATCCAACCACAGTATCACAAAATATACAGGCATTAGACTTTGAGGTATTTAGAGAGCCAATTTTGGCAAAAGGTTTTGTAAGAGAAGAAGATGGCACTGAAAAAATTGTCTTTAAGGCACAAATGCCTACAACACAAAGATACCTAATATCAGAGGTTGGACTTTATCCAGCGGCATCCAATGTTATAGCAAATAAATATGATAGTAAACTTTTAATTACATTTACTCCTGCTGAACCATGGACATATGTAAACAATGGATCTGGATCAGCAGTTGAGTTTGAACCAGATGGAGTTTTAAACCTTACAAGTGGAAGTGTTGTAACAAATGATATTACAACTACTACAAAGGTTCAATTTATTAATTCAGATTCAACAATATTTAATACATCGCAAAGAGAAGCAAGATATGAGCAACCAAGAATTTTAAATAGATCATTGATGGTCAGCGGAAGCAGTTCTTTATTAACAATAAACCCATCTAACTCAAGTAAACTTGTAGTAACTAGCAGTGCTGCATATGTAGAAAATAGTAGTGTAAATTTTGATTTTAGTCAAAATATATCAACAGATAAACTAAAGTTAGCATTTAGTTTACTAAGCAGAACTGCCTCAGTAAATACGGCACCAGATTCTGTAAGAATAGTTTTACAGTTTACAAATGGATCTACAGTTCCTGGAACCTCTCCAAAGGCAACTTTAAGCATGATCTTATCAGCATCTGACTTTGTAACAGACTCTGTTCAAAATAGGTATGTTGTTGTAACAAAATCATTATCAGATTTTGAAAAAGATTCTGACTTTACATTTTCAAATATAAATGGTATTAGAATTTATACATCTGTTTTAGTTGGGGGTGTACCAACAAATAATTATTTAGTTTCTTATGATGGACTAAGAATAGATAATATTTCTACTATTAATCCTATTTATTCATTAGTAGGATATGATGTTATTAAAACAGATGATGCTCAGCCAATTTTAAAGCAAGAAAATACAAACAACTATATCGAATATAGATTTGGAATAGGTGTAACATCCTAATGGCAAAAGTAATTATTCCACTAGCAGAACTTCCACCTCCAAACAGAGATGGAACTCATTTAGTTAGATTTAGAATAGCAACAGAAGACGGAAGTAGTGTTTCTGATTGGTCAAAACTTTTTAGAGTAGAAAGTACTGGTCAAAAAAGTAATGGACTTGTTGCTGCTGACTTAACTGTTTTAAAACAGGGTGGGCCATATGAAATAAAATGGACACCATATATTGAGACTATTGTATCAGTTAGCGGATCAGCAAATGTTAATGTATATGACATATTTGTTGATGAAAATGATGGGCAAGGGCTAAAGTTTTATTCTAGAGTAAATACAAATTCAGTTACAGTTTATAGCAATACAACAACTAAAATTAGAGTTTATGGACAACTACCAACACATCCAATACCACCAATCACGTCTATAACATTAAAAGAACTGTTTGGCGTTTTTGATACAGGACTGATTGATCTATGACTGGGTCCTATCCTAAAGTATTTAGTACAGAAACTAATCAATGGACTAATCTGCTTGATGAAAATTTTACAATAGATGCTATTGGCGGAATTACTTCTGCAAGTCCACAAGTAGATGATATTTTTAGATACGTTGCAGCATCAAGTGAATATATAAATGCACCAATAACAACAGTATTACAAAATAAAAATTTAACACTAGGTACAGTAAATGCAACAATAGTAAATGCTGGAAGCGGATCAATATCTGGAAACCTAGTTGTTGGAAGCACACTGACAGTTGGAGGAGTTGTTGTAACTGGAGGCGGAGGTTCTGGTAGCGTAACCACTGAACAAATACAAGATGGTGCCGCACCATTACTTGATCACGCTTTTCATACAAATATAACAGCAACATATGATGATGCAAACAATAGAGTACTATTATCAACTGCAGCAAATCCTACAACAGAAGATATACAAGATGCAGCAGCACCACTTTTAAATCATGCTTTTCATACTAATCTAACAGCCTCTTATGACGATGCAAATAATAGGGTGCTTTTAGTATCTACAGCATCTGCAGCATCAATAACCACAGAGCAAATACAGGATGCAGCAGCACCACTATTTGATCATGCATTCCATACAAGGTTAACAGCAACATATGATGATACTAACAACAGGGTTCTTCTTACAGCAAACTTGCCAACTGGTGCATCAGCACAAAGTAACTTTTATGATGTTGTTAGAGATTATGGAGTTGTTGCTGGAGAAGCAAACTCTGCAACTAAGATTAATAATGCCTTAATTGCAGCAAGAGACGCTGGTGGTGGAATTGTATATATTCCAAGCGGTACATATAATATAGGATCAACATTAGAAATATATTCAGGAACAACACTACTTTTAAATCCTAGAGCAATTATGTTTAGAACAACAGCATCAATTCCAATGTTAGCAAATGGTGCAAGTGGTGGAAGTTATTCTGGATATAGTGGTCAGGGAAATATTAGAATTATTGGTGGAATATGGGAGTCAAGAGGTCAGGCATTTCCAATAAACCCAGGTATGTGTATTAGTATTGGACATGGTACAGATATAATAATTCAAGATTGTTATATATCAAATGTTGGTGGATATCATGCTATTGAAATTAACTCTAGTAAAAATGTTAGAATTCAAAATGTTAGATTCCAGGGCTATGTAAATACTGGAAGTAGATCATATTCAGAAGCAATTCAAATAGATACGGCAATTTCTTCAGCAGTATTTGGATATTTTGGTGCATACGATAATACTCCTTGCGAAGATGTCATAGTTCAAGGCTGTTATTTTGGTGCATCTGGAACTTCTGGAACAACAGCATGGCCAAGCGGAATTGGAACACATTCATACGTTGCTGGGGTTTATCACAAGAATTGTAAGTTTATAAATAATACTTTTGAAGGATTAACTGAATATGCTATTAGAACTTATAATAATTATAATGGTTTATTAATTCAAGGCAATATTATAAAAAACTGCTTTGGTGGAATAGCAGTAGGACCAGATGCTCCAGTAAACTATGCCGAACCTAGTGGTCCAAATATGTTATTATTTGCAGATGGACAAACATCCTATAATATTAATATAATTTCTAACCTAATTGATAATGCCAGCAACGGCGGTGGAACAAATGGTATATGGATAATTGATGCTGAAAATGTAACAATATCTAATAATAGAATAATTGGAATATCAAGGTCGGGAAGTAATTTAGCAGATGGAATACTTTGCGTTAAATTAGTTCATGGAATTATATCAGGAAATTACTTAAAGGACATAGGTGATGATGGAATAGATATTAGATCAAACTCATTAAATGTTCTTATAACAAATAATTTAACTGTAAATGTTTCTAGAACCACAAATAATACCTATCGACATATTTACATAGTAGACGGTAGCGAATATTCAGTTTTATTAAATAGAGGATATAGAACTGGTGGAAATTCAATAAGGGCTGGTATAGAAATATTTTCTGGAGTTACTAATACAAGATATTTTGGAAATTATTATGGTCCATCTGCTACCTCAGCAGTAATTGATGCAGGAACTGGCTCAAACACATCAACGGCTAACGCCTAACATGGTATACTAGGAGTATTATGGCAGCGATATCACTACCTGAGCGTGGGCAACCACTAGATGTAAACTACATCTACGAAATGGTTAATCAGATTAACTCTATTGAAAATAGAATTGCAATTAGAAATACATCTGTTTCTAGCATTAATGGTGTTCAAGATACAACTAGTAATATTAAGTTTTATGCAGCACAACAGGCTTTAATTACAAGCGAGGCTAAAGCAAATACTACAGAGACTATTACATTTACATATCCTAGATTTAAATTTACACCAATAGTAACAGCCACTGTATTTAACTTTTCAGGATCAACCCCTGGTGACGATGTTATTTGTACCCTTAGAAATATTGGTACAGAAGGTGCAGCGGTAGTTATTAGATTTAACTCTGCTGGAAAAGTAGACTTGCGTGTTAACCTAACAGCAATTGGCCTTCCTGTTTAGTATATGGTATACTTTTGAACCATGGCACATATAGTAAATGAAAAAGAATTAAGATGCACAAAATGCAACGGTAGAATGCTTGTTGATAGAGTGTTTTTATCATATGAACACCTTGAGTTATACTGCTTAGTATGTGGTAAAAGAGAGATGTATAACCATCCAGATAAGCATGGAGAGGTTCCAAGATGGATAATGAAGGTAGAGAAAGCCAGACTAAGAGTAACTGGCAACCGACTGTAGCAAAACCTAGTGCCACAATATTTTTTCTTAATAAAGATATAGTTAGATTAATTCATTCAAATAGGGCAAATAACATCTGTGTAATTTATAATATTATGAAAGACAAAGAACAAACTATGTTATATTCTGATTTTAAAAAACATAGAAAAAGAGCATACACAGTTAAGAATACATTAAAGATATTTAATAGATCTAGAATACAAATGGAAAGATGGATTAAAAAAGGAATTATCGCACCACCAACTGGTGTAGTTCCTGGAGGAAAAAGAGTCTTTGGTGAGTATTCATATTTTTCTGAAGATGACCTCTTTACAATTAGAGAAATACTTGCTACAATACATACAGGAAGACCAAGAAAAGACGGAAGAATAAATGCTAGGAAAAATATTCCAACAGAGCAGGAGTTGCGTTCTTTACTTGGAGACGCTATAATGTTATATACCAAGACAAAAAGCGGGGAATTCGTCCCTGTATGGACAGAAGAAACGTGGTGAATATGTCAGACAAGACTACAGTATCAGTAACACTAGGCTATACTCTAAACTTAGGAAACTTTCAAAGTTTAAGATTAGATCTAGGATGTACAGACTTTCTTCGTGAAGGTGAAGATGAAGATAAAGCAATGGAAAGAGTTTATACCTTTATTGAAGGAAAGTTATTATCTAAGATTGAGGATGCTAAGAAAGAACTAGAATAGTGCCAGAAGTAAATAAAGTAAAGCCTCAAGATAAACACGCACTGCTAGGTGAATTTAGAAAACGTTTAAGAGAAAAAAACTTAGACGACAGTATGAACATATATGCTGAACAACATGCAGCAGATGCATTAATAAAGTCATACACCCTTAAAGGCTGCTATGAATTAATAGAATATTACTTTAATGTTTCTTTAACTCCATCATGGACATGGTTTAAGAATAATGCAGATAAGATTAATAGGGCTAAGAAAGCAAAAGAAGAAGATAAAAGAGTTAGGGCAATGTTAAAACAACAAGCAAGAGATTGGCTTAAAGACTAATGTCAGCAGATTTAGAAGGCAAAGTATTATCTGCAGTATTGAAAGATAAGCAGATACACATATTACTACAGGCTAATCCAGACTCACTATTTAAAACACATAAAGATGTTTGGAATTTTATTAGAGACTATCAAGAGCAAAATTCTGTCGTACCACCAATCAACTTAGTAATAGAAAAATTTAGAGACTTTGATCCACCAGGTGAAATAGGAAGTACTAAACATCACCTTGAAGAATTAAGAGTTAACCATTTACAAAACAGTTTAAGTAGCATCTTAATTGATACTGCTAATAAATTAAAAAGTAGTGAGCCAGTAGAAGCACTAAATAGTATTATATCTAAGACTGCAGATCTTAAAAGAATATCTGCTGAGGTAAGAGATATAGATGCTGTAGACGTAGAAGACGCTATTGCTCATTTTAATAAAATTAAGGAGTTAAATGCAAAAGGTATTCACGGTATTCAAACAGGTCTTGCAGGTTTTGACAACTATCTTCCAGCGGGTATTACTCCTGGTCAGTTTGGTATTCTTCTTGCTTATCCTGCTATTGGTAAGTCTTGGCTGGCACTTTTTATGGCTGTTCAAGCATGGAAGAACGGAAGAAAGCCACTATTCGTCTCTTTAGAAATGACAGAGTCAGAAGTTCGTAATCGTGCTTATACGATTATGGGTCAGGGAATGTGGTCACATAGAAAACTTAGTTCTGGGCTACTTGATGATGAGTCATTTAGAAACTGGAGTAAAACACATTTAGAAAACAAACCATCTTTTCATATAGTGTCAAACGATGGTCTTGGAGAAGTTACACCATCAATTTTGAGGGGTAAGATAGATCAGTACTCTCCTGATGTAGTATTTGTTGATTATATTCAATTAATGCAGTCAAATAGTTCTACTGATAATGAAGTAGTAAAGATTAAAAATATATCTAGAGAATTAAAGATATTAGCAATTAGTGAACAAGTTCCAATTATTGCTATTGCATCTGCTACACCAGATGATGCTACAGATATGTATACAGTTCCAGCACTTGGCCAGGTTGCTTGGTCTAGACAGTTAGCATATGATGCAGACTTTGTACTAGCATTAGGTCGTGCACAAGGTAGTAGCATTCTGGAATGTGTGTTTAGAAAGAATCGTCATGGTTTTTGTGGAGAGTTTATGATTGATATAGATTTTGACTCTGGAAGGTTTATGTACAAAGATAGCGAAGGTTCTTAAATATCGTTGATATAATTATGGTATGTCATATAGCCATAAAAAGATCCACAGATTTTACCTATCAGGTGAAATATTTGATGAATCTTTTATATCAAGATTAAAGGATCAATATATCTTCATGCTCATAAGTGGCATGAGGAATAAGGGCTATGTACCTAGATATGATATTGACACAGACTTTACGATAAGTTATAATGGAAAGACGTTTGATTTTGAACTATCAGTTTATGGAGTATATGTTGGAAAAGGTAAAGCAAAGTGCATTCTAGGAATAGACAAGAATACAACAATACAATCAACTATTATACAGAAAATCAAATCAGAAGAAGTCTCATAGCATCTGGCATAGATATAGTTTCAGAAGTAGATATAGACTTTATTATATTTTGTCCGTTTCATAATAATACAAGAACTCCTGCTGCAGAGGTTCATAAAACTAATGGCTTATTTTACTGCTTTGGTTGTCAAGAAACAAAAGAACTAGTTGAAGTTATTATGCATGCATCTGGTAGATCATACTTTGAAGCAGCAAGACTAATTGACTCAAAGTCAGACAATAAAAATTTAAAAGAAGTATTAGAAGAAACATTATCTAAAAAAGTAGAGTTTGAAGAGTATGACCCATCTATGATAGAAAAACTTAATAATGCTGCACTTACATCTGAAAGGGCAGTAAGTTATTTTAAATATAGAAAGATTACAAAAGATAGTGTTATTAAATATAAACTAGGATATTCAAACATTCAAGACATGGTTACTATCCCTGTTTACTCTCCAGATGGGGTATGTTTAGGATTTGTTGGTAGATCAGTAGAAGGTAAAGTATTTAAAAATACACCTGGACTACAAAAAAGCAAAACATTGTTTAACTTACAGAGAGCAAAAAGATTTGATAAAGTTTTTGTTGTAGAGTCATCATTTGATGCTATAAGGCTAGAACAGGTAGGTGTTCATGCCGTAGCAACACTTGGTGCAACTATATCAAAAGAACAAAGAAAATTACTTAAGCAATACTTTAATCAAGTTATTGTTTTAGGTGATAACGATGAGGCTGGTCAAAATATGTCCAAGAAAATGATAAGTTATTTTGGAACTGGATGCATAGCACCATCGCTACCACAAGGCGTAAAGGATGTGTCAGATCTAACAGAAGAAGATTTAAAAAACTTTGTAAATAGATTTGACGACATACTATCCTCTATGCTACAATTAAATAACGCTCATTTACCGAGCAAACATTAAGGAGAAATATGTCAATTATAAAAGGTCTAAAAAACATTGAAGCAGTTATTGATAGACCCAAAACTAACAATACAGGTGAAAAAGTAACTTGGTTAAAGTTAGATGATGGGCAAAGTGCTCAAATCAGATTCGTTAGTGAATTAGATGCAGACTCACCACATTATGATGAAAAGCGTGGTCTTGCAATTGTTGTAAGCGAACATTCAAATCCAGATGACTATAAGAGAAAAGCAGTATGTACTGCTGATACTCAAGGTCGTTGTTTTGGATGCGAAATGTTTCGTAAAGAGCCAAAGAGTGGCTGGAGAGCACGCCTTAGATTCTATTGCAATGTTCTAGTTGATAATGGAATTGATGCACCACATGTCGCAGTTTGGAGTATGGGTGTAAGCAAAACTGCAACATTTAATACAATTAGAGAATATGCTGCAGATTCAACCAGCATTACAAATATGGTTTGGAAACTAAAAAGAAATGGAAAAGGAACAGAAACAAACTATGTTCTTCTTCCAATGAAACAAGATGCCGAACCATTTAACTGGGGATCATTTGAATTTCCTAACCTCGAAAGAGTCGTTAAAGAAATTCCTTACGCTGAACAAGAAAACTTCTATATCGGATTCAGCAATCAAGCAACATCAACGTCTGTTGACTGGTAATATTAGAAAGGCTATGGCTTGAATTACGTACCACTTCACGTTCACTCACACTATTCATTAATGGATGGTGTTGCAACTCCAGAAGAGTATTGTAAACGTGCTAAACAAAATGGTATGCAGGCCATAGCCATAACAGATCATGGTGCTTTATCTGGGCATAGGCCAATGTATCGTGCTGCAAAACAGCACGGTATAAAGCCAATCTTAGGCATAGAAGGATATATCACTGCTGATAGATTTGATAGTAGAGATAAAGCAGATAGAAAAGAACCATTAGATTTAGTTTATAATCATATAGTTTTATTAGCAAAGAACCAACAAGGTTTAGAAAATTTAAATAGATTAAATGAACTAGCATGGACTGAAGGATTTTATAAAAAGCCTAGAATAGATTTTGAAATATTAGAAAAATATAAAGAGGGACTAATTGTATCTACAGCATGTCCTAGTGGACTTATAAATAAGGCTCTTGAATTTAATGAATACGCAACAGCAAAGAAACATCTAACCTGGTTTAAAAATACTTTTGGTGATGACTTCTATGTAGAGATTATGCCACACAATACTCGTGAGATGAATCATGAACTACTGGCTCTTGCTGATAGTATGGATATTAAAGTTATTGTAACTCCAGATTGTCATCATGCAACAACTGATCAAAAAACTATTCAAGAAATAATGCTCTTGCTGAACACTCATGCTAAATTACTAAAAGATGCAAAGTTTGAAAAATCTCAAAAGATAGATGATGTTATGAAAAGATTAGACTATTTATATGGAGAAAATAGGGCAATGTCATTTAGAACATTTGACATACATTTATTGTCATATGAAGAAATGAAGCAGGCTATGAATATGCATGGTATAACTAGAGAAGATATTTATACTAATACTATTGAGGTTGCTAATAAGGTAGAAGAATATACTATTGTTGAAAACTTAGATTTGTTACCTGCTAAAATTGATGACCCACATATGGGCTTAGTTGATTTAGTTTTGAAGGGTATGCAAGAAAAAGGATTATATGATAAGCCAGAATATAAAGAAAGAATGCAAGAAGAGTTAGATATTATTAGAGATAAAAACTTTTCATCATACTTTTTAATTGTTTCTAATATGCTTAACTGGGCTAAAGAGCAAGGAATCTTGGTTGGACCAGGTCGTGGCTCTGCAGCAGGATCACTGGTTTGCTATGCACTTGGAATTACAGACGTTGACCCATTAAAATATGGGCTACTATTTTTTAGATTTATCAATCCAGAACGTAATGACTTTCCAGATATTGACTCTGATATTGCAGATAACAGAAGAGATGAAGTTAAATTATATCTTGAATCACAATATAAAAATGTGGCATCTATTGCAACCTTCTTAATGTTTAAAGGTAAGGGCATTGTAAGAGATGTTTCTAGAGCATTTAACATACCACTGTCTGAAGTAAATAAAGTTTTAAAAACTGTAGACGATTGGGATGATTTCATTTCAAGTAAAAATGCACAATGGTTTAGACTAAAGTATCCAGATGTTGTTAGATATGGAGAACAACTTCGTGGTCGTATTCGTGGAACAGGTATTCATGCTGCAGGTGTTGTTACAGCAAAAGAACCTATCTTCAAATATGCTCCTATGGAAACAAGATCTGCTCCTGGATCAAAAGAAAGAATTCCAGTAGTTGCCGTTGATATGGATGAGGCAGCAAATATTGGATTGATTAAACTAGATGTTCTTGGATTAAAGACACTCACAGTAATTGACGACACTATTAAAACTATTAGGAAAAGACATAAAATAAATATTAAACTAAAAGATATTCCTTTAGATGATCCAAAAGTTTATGAGATGTTGTCAGACGGAAGAACTAGAGGCGTGTTTCAATGTGAAGCCACACCATATACTAATCTGTTAGTTAAAATGGGCGTAAGTAATTTAGATGAACTTGCTGCATCAAACGCTTTAGTAAGACCAGGTGCTATGAATACAATTGGAAAATCATATCTTGCTAGAAAACATGGTAGAGAAATAATAGAGTATATTCATCCAATCATGCAAAAGTTTACTAAAGATACATATGGATGTATTCTGTATCAAGAACAGGTTATGCAGGCTTGTGTATATCTTGGTGGAATGACTATGGCAGAAGCAGATAAAGTACGTAAGATTATTGGTAAGAAAAAAGATGCAAAAGAATTTGACCAATTTAAAGACAAGTTTGTTACTGGTGCATCAAAATACATCACCCCATTCAAAGCAGAGGGATTATGGCATGATTTTGAGGCTCACGCAGGGTATTCATTTAATAAGTCACACGCTGTAGCATACTCAATGCTTTCATATTGGACAGCATGGTTAAAGTATTACTATGGTATTGAATTTATGTATTCACTATTAAAGAATGAACAAGATAAAGACGCTAGAACAGAATATTTGATAGAGGCAAAAAGAATGGATATTGCTATGAAGTTGCCTCACGTTAATGAGTCAGATAGTGATTTTAAGATCGAGGGCGAGGGTATTAGAATAGGACTATCTGCTATCAAATGGATATCAGATGGTATTGCTTCTAAGATTATAAATAAAAGACCTTTTAACTCATATAAAGAATTTTCTGATTTTGTATTTACAAAAGGAAGTGGTGTTAACTCAAGGGCACTAGCAGCACTCAATGCAGTTGGAGCATTAACATTTACGGATAATCCTAGAGATGAGAAAGCAATAAGAGAAAATCTTTATGAGTACTTAAACCTACCTGAATTTAAAACTAGCGTTCCACAACATTACTATGCTTATATAGATGATATAGAAGACTTTGAGGAAACTGGTGTATATATTCTTATGGGTGTAATTAAAAATATAAAAAGAGGTAAAGGTTGGTCTCGTGTAGAAATTATGGATCAAACAGGTTTGCTTGGAGTATTTGATGACGAGGAAACTAAAATTGAACCAGGAAAAACTTATATATTAGCAGTTGCTGATAATAGAATTATGGAAGCAGTAACAATAGATGAAGTTAAAGATTCGTTAACAAATCCATTAATTAAATTTTTAAATTATAAAACATTACCATATAGCGGAGAAGAGTATTATGTGGTATCATTTAAGCCTAGAACAACAAAAGCAGGAAAAAAGATGGCAAATATGATAGTTGCAGACACTAGTAGAGATATGAAATCTATTGTAATATTTCCTACAAAATATTCAGAAGGATTTATGAAGTGTGAACCTGGCAAGGCTAGAAAAATGACATTTGAAACTGCAAAAGATGGAACAGAAATATTACGAGAAGTAATGGCAAACTAGAAAGATAGGTATATGAAAACAATCGAAATAGAAGACTTCTTATCTCAGTTAGATCCTGAATTAAGAAAAAGAGTAAGTAACGCTACAGAAGTAGAAGTAAAGAAACAAAAAACACCTAGCATTAGTCTTAATAATGCACTTAGAGGTGGACTTGGTTATGGAAGACAAATATTAATCTGGGGAAATAAGTCAGCAGGTAAATCATCATTTTGTTTACAGATGATTGGTGAGGCACAAAAAGATGGAAAAGTATGTGCATGGATTGATGCTGAGCAATCTTTTGATCCAGAGTGGGCTAAAAAACTTGGGGTAGATACAGATAAATTAATCTACTCAGAAGCAAGAACCATTAATGATATGGTAGATGTTGCTACTCAACTAATGAAGGCAAAGGTAGATGTTTTAGTTGTTGACTCTATATCAGCACTACTTCCAGCAATTTACTTTGAAAAAGATTCCACTGAATTAAAACAATTAGAAAATACAAAGCAGATTGGTGCAGAAGCAAGAGATATGACTAATGCTGTTAAAATGCTTAACTATGCTAATAATCAAGAAAATCAAACATTATTAGTTTTAATTTCACAACAAAGAAATAATATTGGTGCTATGTATGCATCTCACGTTCCAACAGGTGGACAAGCAGTTAAATTCTTTTCTAGCACAGTAGTTAAATTGTGGTCTAGTGAGTCAGAAAATCAAGCAATTAAAGGCAAGATACAGGCTGGAGATAAATTGATTGAAGAAAAGGTTGGACGTGTCGTTAACTGGCATGTTGACTTTAATAAAACTGGTCCAGCATTTCTTAGTGGATCTTATGACTTTTACTTTGGTGGCGATACTATTGGTATAGATAAAGTTGCTGATTTAGTAGATACAGCAGAGTTACTAGGTATTATTGAAAAAGGCGGAGCCTGGTATACAGTTTTAGGAGAAAGATTACAGGGTAGGGCTAAGGTAATTGAATACCTAAAAGAAAATCCAGAAAAGATAAAAGAACTTGAATCAAAAGTCAACGAATAAGTATTCTTTATATAATGGTAAATTTTTTTGCCACACATGTAAAGCAGTAGTAGAAACAGCAAGGATGTACAAAGACACAGGAGATCTTACTTGGATGTGCAAAGAAAAGCATTTATCTAAGGTTAACTTTAACGTGAAAGGATATTAATGAGTGAGCGTAGCGAACTAAAACGTATTGGGGCTAAGCAGCACGTTAATTCTGGAAGAGGACCAGTCAAGGCTGACGGATCATTAGATGATTTCGTTATAGATGTAAAGGAATATTCTAAATCATATTCTGTCAGCCAAGACTCTTGGGCAAAAATTGTGTCAGACACAATGAAGGTAGATAGAAAAAAGAATCCAGCACTTATGGTAGTTTTAGGAGAAGGAAATAAAAAGGTTAGACTTGCTATAATAGAATGGCAAGTATTTGAGCAATTGAGAGAGAGTTATGGAAACAACGGTTGAGATATTAAATAAGGTATCTGTACTAAACGACATATCAGAGTATATGAAGGATGAAGAGTTAACTAATGCACTAGTAGTAGTTGCTAAGTTAATATCAAATCCTGATATACCACCACAAAAGGCTACGCTATTAATTACACAACTACAAGCATATTCTGCTAAGTTTGGTATGCTTGCCTCTTGGTACTCACATGTAAAAAAAGACGAGAGGGTAAAAAAGAATCTATACTATTCTGCTAGAGAAGCAATAGATAAATTAGTTGATGCCCTTAAATATAGCGTAAGGTCATTCTAATGTCAAAAAAACTAGTTAAAAAAATTTTATCCAAGGAAGAAGAACAATCTAAGGATGAAAATAGCATAAACTTAAATGAAATTATAGATAAGATCCATGATGGATATGAACATAAAAAGGGTACATACTTTGCTAAAAGAGTAGGCTTTACACCATCTAGTTTAACTTATGGTGCTGGCAAGTGTCCTAGATACTGGTATTTATACTTTGAAGGTAACGAAGCAGAAAATACTAATACTTGGTATGAAGTTGCTAATATGGATTCTGGTACAGATAGACATACTAGAATCGAAACAGCAATGGATAATGCTGGAATATTGGTAACAAAAGAAGCACAGTTAAAGCATGAAAATCCAACTATATCTGGAAAAACAGATGCTGTTATCCTATGGAAAGATCAAGAGATATTAACTGAAATTAAAACTAAAACAGATGAAGGTTTTCAAAGAACTAAGAAACCTGCTAGTTATCATATAGAGCAACTACTTATTTATATGAAAATTATGAAGAAGGCTTTTGGAGTATTAATATATGAAAATAAAAACAATCATGAAATGTTAATGTTTCCAATTAGACTAAATCAAAAATATAAAGACTTTATAAATTATTTCTTTGACTGGATGAAAAGTGTAGAGGCTGCATTTAAGGAAGGTAAGTTGCCAGAAAATCCATATAGAGTTAAATATAATTCTAGAGACTGTAAAGGATGTATGTTCTTAAAAGTATGTCAAACTAAACCAGTCGGTGATATAAAAATCGAGGCTAGGAAAGATCTTGAATGACAAAGGTGTGTCAGTGGTGTGAAAAAGAATTTATATCAACAATACGTAATCAAGTTTATTGTTCTTCAGATTGTAGAATTAATTCAACTAAGCAGAAAATATCTCAAAGATATAGACAGTCTAAATTTAAGAGCAGGGTTAATAAAGAAAGAAGATGTACTGGGGGTTGTGGTACATTGTTAAGTGTATATAACGACTCCAAGTTTTGTGACAACTGTCTCATTAATAATAAGCAGTTTGATAAATTAATGAAAGAAATTAAAGGATACTTTGACTATGAAAAAGAATAAACTGTTATATATTGGGCATCCTAAAGTTATTATGGCTATAGATGCCTCAACTAATTCTATGGCATTTTCAATCTTTGAAGAAGGCGAATTAAAGAAGTTTGGAAAGATAAACTTTCATGGCAAACATGTTTACGAAAAGGCTGGAGATGCTTGTAAGAAACTAATACCATTTTTAAAAGACTTTAATATAGATGCAATTGTTATTGAATCAGCAATATATACAAACTCACAAAAGACTGCAATGAATCTGGCACTTGTACAAGGAGCAATTATAGGATCTGCACAGACTTCTGGTAATAGGGCTATTGCGTCATGTTCTCCAGTTGCTTGGCAAAATTGGATAGGAAACGGAAAACTTAAAAAAGAAGAAAAGTTAGCAATTAGAGATTTATATGGACATGATAAGTCATTCTCATGGTATAAACAAAAAGAAAGAGAATTTAGAAAAGCAAGAACTATAAAGAAAATAAATATACAATTTGATTTAAATATAGAAGATGACGATGTGGCTGACTCAATAGCAATAGGCTGGTACTCAAGTAATAACTGGCACAAACTTGCAAATGAGCCTACAAATGTTGACAAGGCACAAGGGTAGTGATAAAATGAAACTATATACCAACCAAGTGTGGTTAACAAAAAGGATTATACATGATAAGAAAACTCCTGAAGAAGTTGCAAAAGAATGCGGATGCAGTACAGAGACTATATATGTATACATGGCAAAATTCAAAATTAAGAAAACAAAGAGGAAATAATGGCTGAGTATGTAACACCAGACTTCGATAAACAAAGAGAAGATAGGGTTAAGTTTATTAGTGCTTTATCAACCCAGGCACCTGCGGGCAGAAAGATATTAGATGAATGTCTTGATATAGCAGAGTTACTAATTAATAAGAATAAGTCCTATGGTAGTTCATATAGCCATCCTATTAATATATTTAGTAAGTCAGACCCTAAAGAGCAACTATATATAAGGATTGATGATAAACTTAATAGAATAAAGAAAGGAAGCGAATATGCATCAGAAGATACAATACTTGATCTTATTGGCTACCTTGTATTATTAAGGACATTAAATGAGCACAGATGATTTAGTCAAGCATTTAGATCTTGTTAATAAGGTTGCCTCTGAGTATTTAAAAGGCTCTGATGCTGGAGAAATATCAAAGTCGTTAGATATACCTAGACCAAGAGTTATGTCATTATTAAATGACTGGCGTGCTATGGCATCTAACAACCAAGCAATTCATGCAAGGGCAAAAGAAGCACTTGCTGGTGCCGATCAACATTTTTCATCTTTAATTAAAAAGGCTTATGAAGTTATAGATGCTGCAGATCAAACAGCAAATCTTACAGCAAAAACTACATCAATTAAACTTATTGCAGATATTGAAACTAAAAGACTTGAAATGTTACAAAAGGCTGGATTATTAGACAATAAAGAAATAGCAGAACAAATTATTGAAATGGAAAGAAAGCAAGACATACTTATTAGGATATTAAAAGATATTGCAACAGAACACCCAGAAATCAGAGAAGAAATTATGAAACGTCTTTCAGAAATTCAAACTGAGGTGGTTGTAATTGACAACGATTGATTTTAGTGACTTTTTTGAAGCCCTAGATGAAAGTCCATTTGAACAAGAGCCAGTAGATATAAAAACATTTGTTACTGGTAAAGATTATTTAAATCAACCAGAACTATCTGACTATCAATATATTCTTGCAGAATGCATGAGTCAAATATATAGAAAAGAAGATTTAATAAGATTATTTGGAAAAGAAAAAGGTGAAGAGCATTATAAAAAATATACAAAGCAAGAAGTTATTCTAATGTGCGGTAAAGGTAGTGGTAAAGATCACACCTCAACTATTGGATGTGCTTATCTTGTATATAAATTATTATGCTTAAAAGATCCGTCTAAATATTTTGGTAAGCCAAGTGGTGATGCTATAGATCTTATTAACGTGGCAGTAAACGCACAACAAGCAAAGAACGTATTCTTTAAAGGTTTTAAATCAAAGATTGAACAATCTCCATGGTTTGCAGGAAAGTACGAGGCAAAGGTAGATAATATAGAATTCAATAAATCAATTACAGTTTACTCTGGTCACTCTGAAAGAGAGTCTGCAGAAGGTTTAAACTTAGTGTTAGCAGTTCTTGACGAAATATCTGGATTCTCAATGGAAGGTTCTGGTGGTAATGACCAAGGTAAAACTGCAGATAACTTGTATAAAGCATTTAGAGGATCTGTTGACTCACGTTTTCCAGACTATGGAAAAGTAATCCTACTTTCATTTCCTAGATACAAAGGTGACTTTATATCTAAAAGATATGAAGATGTTGTTGCAGAAAAGCAAACAGTTCTTAGAAAACATAAGTTTGTAATTAATCCATTAATGAGTGAAGATGATCCTAATAATACTTTTGAGGTTGAATGGGATGAGGATAAGATAGAAGCATATAAATATCCTGGAGTATTTGCCTTACGTAGACCAACTTGGGAAATGAATCCAACAAGAAAAATAGAAGACTTTAAGATAGCATTTTTAACAGATCCATCAGATGCACTTATGCGTTTTGCATGCATGCCAACAGTTTCATCAGATGCGTTTTTTAAGTCAAGAGATAAGGTTGAAAAGGCATTAGCAAATCGTAACCCATTAGATAACTCTAGAAGATTTGACTATAACTTTAAACCAAAAGATGATGTAGTTTACTATGTTCATGCTGACTTAGCACAAAAACATGATAAGTGTGCAGTATCAATAGCACATGTTGATAAGTGGGTAAATGTAAAATCTTTTAACGATTATGAACAAATAGTTCCTTATGTAATTGTAGATGCTATTGCTTGGTGGGAGCCAAAAAGAGAAGGTCCAGTAGATCTTAGTGAGGTTAAAAATTGGATTATAGATTTAAGAAGACAAGGATTTCAACTAGGTCTTGTAACATTTGATAGATGGCAGTCATTTGATATTCAACAAGAATTAAAACAGGTAGGAATAAAGACTGATACTTTATCTGTAGCAAAGAAACATTATGAAGATTTAACTATGTTATTTTATGAAGAAAGAGTATTAGCACCTCATATTGATATTTTATTAGAAGAATTGTTAGAACTTAGAATTATGGGAAATAGAGTAGATCATCCTCGTAAAAAGTCTAAGGATTTGGCTGATGCTATGTGTGGATCAGTTTATAATGCAATTGTAAATACTGAAAGAAATAGAATAAAGGAAGTGGACATCCATACTTGGTCTAGAGGTGGGGTTGATTCTGATAATGCAGATGACTTCTTACCAGATAGGATAAAGCCAAAACAAGAGTCCTGGTTTAGTGGGGGATATAGACTTGTATGATTGATGGCATAAGTGAAGAAGAGTATAGCGAATTAATTCAAAAACTTATTGATATGGAAGTTTTAGAGGTAGTAGGCTATGATGAAAAAAGTAATCAGTTTACATTTGGATTAACACCTAAATGTCAAGAGTTGATGCCTGAACTATTTGATGAGCATTTTAAAATGATTAATGAACTAGCCTTTAAACTATGGAACGATGGCCATATTGAGATGATGTTTGATCAAGACGGTGTTCCAATGGTTATGATTAAAGATATAGAGCATGTAATGAAGGTAAAAGATACTTTACCAGATGATGAAAGATTCTTTCTAGAAAACCTTATTTATAAGTATGAAAATGATACTAAAAGAGAGTGATATAATTTAACTATGCCTTACGATATTATTAGAAATGGCCCTGGATGCAAGGGTGGCTATGCAGTAATGGGGCCACATGGATCACATGGATGCCATAAAACAAGAGGTTCAGCAATTCAACAACAACGTGCTTTATATGCAGCAGAAGCAGATAGCAAAAAGGTAACAAAAGCAGAAGAGTGGGAAGGCAAGCCACTATACGACCAACTATCAGATTCTGAACAAATGTTAGCAGATGCACTTTTAAAATTAGCAACAGAAGCAGGACCATTAGATAAAGCAGAAGGAATTTGGGTTGGATATGAAGATGGAATTACAAATGAAAATGCATCTATTGGTGTAAAATGTGGTAATTGTGCACTTCATAAATCATCTGTTGCATGTGCAATATTAGAAATGCCAATTGAAGAAGATGGTGCTTGCAGATTTGCAGTAATTCCAGATGGTTATGTAACAGTTGGAAGCGATGTTCAAGATGATATGGATAGCCCAGATCATGAAGACGATATGTCAAAAAGATCAATAGAAAGTTTAGATTTAAGACCAACAGAGTCTATGGCAAATAACGCACGTAGAGGTTTAGAGTTAAGAAGAGAATTTGGAAGAGGCGGTACAGCAGTAGGTGTTGCTCGTGCTAGAGATTTAGCAAATAGAAAAGAATTAAGTCCAGAAACAGTAGCAAGAATGTATTCTTTCTTTTCACGTCATGAAGTTGACAAGAAAGGTAAAGATTGGAATAATGCTGAAAGACCATCTAATGGAAAAATTGCATGGCTACTTTGGGGCGGTGACTCTGGATATGCATGGGCCCGTTCTAAATGGAATGCTATCCAAAGAATTAGGGCACAAAAATCAAACGATCCACTATGGTATGACTCAGCATTTTCCTTAAGAAAATATATTGACAAAAACGACTTTAACAGATAAAATAGAAGAGTCGAAAGGTTAGTGATGAGTAGTGAAAAAGATATTCAAGTTTTACAATCTTTGCTTCAGTATTATCGTTCAAAATGCTCCCAACTTGAGTATGAGTTTCTTCTCTTTAAAGCAAGAACAGAAATTCAACTTAAAGAATTACAAGAAAAAAAATCAGACTAGGCAAAACTCTCAAATGGAAAAGTTATTAGACCTAGAAAGTGTAAATGTTGCTATTATAAATGACAAGGCTTATTGGGTTTTTGATAATACTTTTTATACAGCAAGTGTAAAAGATGGTTTAATTGATACAGAAAATGCAGAACCAGTTGATGTATTCTCAGCCTCTAAAAAAGAAACAGTTAACCTTTTAAAAATCCTAGATTCCCTAAGAGAAAAATAAAAATCAGTGTACTCTAATCCACTTTATTATGTACTTCTTGCTATGTCGTTTGTAAGTTTTTGTACTTATATTTATAATGTCAAGGAAGCAAAAAAATTAAAAAATGTAGAACTAGTAGATATAACAACTATTGACAATAAAGCCTATTGGATGTATAATAATAAAGTATACTGTGGAGATATTGATGGCAACTCCATAAAAGGCAAAACCATATTAGAAGTAGATACCTTTGGAATGGACCCAAAGGATATGATTAGTGTAGTAAGGAATTTTAAGTGATTATAGTTGTAGAGGGAACAAAGAGTTTCGCTGACTATGAGATTTTTATGAGAGCAATGGGTGTTGCTTTATCAAATGTAACCAATGATCAAGAAATACAGGTTTGGTCTGCTGGCCCACATAAAATAAATAATTTTACAGCAGCATTTTGTAACTCATCTGAAAATTACTTAAGACAAAAAGGATTTAAAGTTATATTTTCAAAAGCAAATCCAAGGTGGATTTCTGAAAATATGTCATTTGTAAACTACTACGCATTCTTTAGCAGTCCAAAAGATCAACTATCAAGGTTAGTCAAACAAGCACAAGAAACAGAAGGATGCGAAGTTGGAATTTTTAGATATTAGTCTTAATACATGGTCAATGGTTGTGTTCTTTTTTTACGCATTATTTTTAATATCTATGACCTTAGCAGTATTTGCGGGTAGGGGAAATAGAACTCTATTCTTATTTATAGTACTAACCTATGTTATATATAATACAGTCTTAGTTTTATATAGTATATCTACTTCTCAAATAGGATTTTTATTAATGGTTATATTTCAACTATTTCTTACCGTTTTAACTTTCATATTTTTAAGTGGAAGCCTTCCTAATTTAGATAATGGTGATATGTTAAATGATAATAAATAGTATTGAGCAAATGGAGGAGATTATAAAGTCAAATCCAAATATGGAGTGGGATAACTGGACAGTCGTTGTTTATACAAATGACGATGGATATTACACCAAGAATGGTGTATATAAAGATGGAAAATGGAGAACTAAATATCAGTTCAACATGGTGGAGTATAATGTGTGGAATATACCAGATAGGTTTATAACACATGTACAAGTTTGATCAAAACGCACAGTGTCTTGATATGGATACAAATCTATTCTTTGATAAGTATGAAGAGAATAAAGAAACAGCATCGTTTGTTGACTCATTATGTATAAGATGTCCAGCACAAAGACAGTGCCTTGCATACGCAGTAAGCAATCAAGAGTGGGGCGTATGGGGTGGAGTTTATTTTGAAGGTGGAAAGATATCTAAAGAGTTTAATTCTCATAAAACAAAAGAAGACTGGTTTAATGTATGGTCTGGAATAGTTATGGATAATTAATGTATACAGAATTAATGAGAAAAGCAGTTAGATCTTTTAAAGCACCAAAAGAATTTAAGATAGATATACTTGACTATGATACCTTTCTTACGATACAATTTTATGAGAGTCAGTGGAAACACTATAACGACTCTGAAAGATTTCAGTGTATTCAATACTTAAATCAAGTAAAGAAAGCACTGGAAAATCTAGGAGCAAAGGTTGCATTAGACCCTATCCTAGATGTAAAATATCCGAGTAAGTAAAATCAGAGAGAGGTAAAAGATATGCCAGCAATTACAACAATTGTAGGAAATCTAGTAAGAGATCCAGAATCAAAAGATTTTGGACCAGATAAGAATGTAACAAATATTCGTGTTGCATGTTCAGACCGCATTCCAGATGGAAAAGGCGGATGGAAAGATACAGATACAGCATATTACAATGTATCAGCATGGAGAAGTTTAGGTAAGCATATGGCTTCTTCACTTAAAAAAGGCGATAGAGTTATCGTCACAGGCAAAATTAAGTATCATGAATTCAAAAAGAATGATGGTACAAATGGCCATGCTTATGAAATTGAGGCTTCAGATATAGGCATATCATTAACCTCAAAGACAGCAAAAAAATCAGGGGATAATCCTTGGGAAACTAAAGACGAGGTATCAGTACCAAACTCTACACAAGAAGATCCTTGGTTATAATAATCTAAGATATAATTAAAGAGGGTGGATAAAACTACCCTCTTTTTTATATTTATAAGGAGAAATAATAATGGGATTACCAATTAAAGATGGAAAAATTACAACACATTATAAAAAACTAGGCAAGATGTGGTCAAAAGGCTATCACACTGGTGTCGACTTTGCAGTTCCACAAGGTACTGAAGTTGTTGCAGTTGCAGATGGAAAAATAGAACCAGCAAACTGGGGAAAATCTTATGGCACACAAGCAGTACAAAAAGTTGAAGGTGGATGGGTAATTTATGCACATCTATCAAAACTTGATGTAAAGGCTGGAGATGTTGTAAAAGCAGGACAAAGAATTGGTGCATCAGGTAACACTGGCAACTCTTCTGGTCCACACTTACACTTCGAAATGAGAAATAATATTAGATGGTCTGCTGGAGAAGACTTAGATCCATCAAATATTCTCGGTGTAAATGCATTACCACCTGCTAAAAAATAATGTTTTTTTATTTTAAATAAAATAATGTTAAAATAGTAGTGGTATGTCTTACCACTGGAGAAGATCGGAGTTTGTCTAAACGTCTTAAAATAAGAATAATGCTTTTAGTTCCAATGCTACTAGCATTATTCTTTTCCTATTTACCTACAAAATCTTATGCAGAAACTGCACCTTGTGATACTTATTCTTGGACAAATGATGATGATGGATCCTTTGGTCCACTAGTACTTCCATTTTCATTGCCATTAGGAAATACAACATATAATCAAATTTACGCATCTACAAATGGAACTTTAACCTTTGGATCACCTGATGGTACATACTGGGCTTATCCTCAAACTCCATCTTTATCTGTAGCAGGTTGGGATTGGGTAAGTTGGGCTGGTGGATATTTAAGATATGGAACTTCTTCTAATCAATTATGTATGGAGTGGCAAGTAAGACCATTTCCTCAACAAAGTGGAGATTTTACAAATATTAAAGTAGTTATTACAGTTGGCGAATCTGGATGGCAAGGATTAATTACCTCTACTGGATGGCTTCCATCTAATTTAAGACGAGGTATTAGATTTGAAAGAGGTCAGGATGTTGTTCTTATAGATGAAGCATTTATTGTTAACGGTGGAGTTCCAGTAGAAGTTAGTCCTACAGAATTACCTATACCACCAACTCCAGAACCTACACCTACACCTACAGAAACACCAACACCTACACCTACACCTACAGAAACACCAACACCTACACCTACACCAACGCCTACAGAAACACCTACACCAACGCCAGAGCCAACGCCTACAGAAACTCCAACTCCGACTCCTGATCCAGTTCAGCCAGATCCAGGTCCAACACCTGTTGAGACACAAACTTCCGAACCAACACCAGAACCAACGCAAGAGTCAGTAGTGGAACCAGAACAAATTTTAGAACCTTCACCTGAACCATCTCCTTCAGAAGAAATTATACCAGTTGAAGAACAAGTTAATAATGCAATTGAAGAATTATTAGTTAATAATGAAGAAATTTCTAGTGAACAGTTAGATAATATTGCAGAGTTATTATTAGAAAACTATGAAGTAAATGAAGTAATGCCACTAGCAGATTTATTAGAAAAATTATCAGATGAACAAGTATTAGAGTTATTAGAACAATTAGATGCAAATCAAATAATTGAATACCGTCCAGGTGTTGAATTAGAAGCAGGTGTTGCAGTTGTATTTGAACAACTAGCAAACCCTGCAGCATTAGTAGGAGAGTTACTATCAGATCCTGGTCAAGTGTTAGAAGCATTTGGCCAATTAGGTGCTGATATGACAGAAGAAGAAAGAGAAACATCACAAGATGTAGTTGTTGCAGCAGTGGTAGCAAGTCAAGTTGCAACAATGGCTGCAGTAGCAGCAATTC